CAAAAACAAGACCAGCAACAGCCATGAGTGATATAGGATCAGCCATTCTTACTTCTTATTAACATTTTTATTAAGATACCTCTTCTCAAAGAGACCATTCTGGACATCGGCACGAGTACTCGAAGGGTCGTATTTCTGTGTACGGAGAGGAACCTTGCACTCCATGTTGGTGAGAGGGAAAAGGTTACGCTCGTACGTTTGAACGATATGCTTGTTAAATCGAGAAGTAGATTGAGGGCGAAGCTGATCACTGGTATCAACATACTGCGCTGGCGAACCCTTGCCAGCCATGTAAGGGGCGGTACCATACAACATAGTGTTGGGTCGGCACTCACCACAATTCTGGGAACTGGGCTGAGGATACACAAAAACTTCGTCAGTTGCTTTTACGGGAGGAACGGCACCGGCATTTTGAACAATGGAAAGTCCAGGTTGAAGCTGATAGGCCATTTATTATTACATGAGAATATTTATCTACCTAACCGTTCCACCATGCATACCAGAGCGCTTATCGCTGTGACCACCGAGACCAGAAAATGCCTCAAGTTGAACACCACGAGCGTTGGGGTTGCAGAAACGGGTATCACTCTTACACATGGGACCACCCTTGGGTCCATAAAGCCATTCAGCGAAAGCTGTTTGGTCCCCTGGGATTTTAGTCACAGGGTTCGAAACGAACTGCCGTTCCATAGCATTACGAAGATACTTGGGCATAGCAGTTCGAGAACGACCAGAATCATAAGGAATGCGGTCGCTCGTGTAGCTTTGTACGAATGGTTTGACCGTTGGATAATAACAGGCCTCTAAACGATTGGGGGCGTCACTGAAGTCCGTGATGAGGACGTTACCCATGGGGTTGTCAGGTGTGGGCATCTGACAACTCACACCCTCCACGGAACCACCGTAGGTCTCCTTCACCATCCTAGACTTATAAAGAACATAGATAACGGCTATGACGGTCGCACCCAAAACGAATATGCGAGGGTCACGACGAATAAGATAAATTAGGGTGCAGACGTAGATAATGAAACGAGAAGCAGCGTTTACACGGTCTTCTGGAGTTTGTTCACTGGTTGGCCAGAACTGATTAACTTGGTCAGCTCTCACGAGCTGCTGAGGATCGTCGAACCAAGCCTTCATTTAGTATATGTGGAGGTTTATTTTTTAGGAAGGCTACCAAGCATTCCACCCATCATTTTCATTAGGGCATCTTGGTCTAGTTCTCCGTTACCATCTTGCATCTGGTCAGCAACACCCTTGGCAATCTTTTCAATCTGTGAGAGAGTGTCATCTGGGAGAGAAGTGATGGTAGTACCGAGCATGTACAAAGTCTGAAGATACTGCCAAATAGCACCCTTCGTATTTGCAGAAGTCTTGTCCCAATACCTCTTAATATCGAGATCCTTCAAAAATTCGATGTTCTCGATTTCGTTAAGGAGAAACGTTTCATCCTTGGCGGAAATCTTCGAAGCATACGGGGTAACACCGGTCATGAAACCGTCCACAACTAAACGCGGATTCGTGCTCTTAAGCATGTCAAACGAAGTTAACATCTTCTTGATACCTTTTTCCTCTGGAAAAGTCTTGTGCAATTCCACAAGAAATTGACTCATCATATCGTTGAAAGCGGATACGGACGCCATTTTCTTAATCTATTGGTTTAATCTTTAAGTTTAAAAAGGTTCACTGGAAATAGCCTCTTTTTGTGCTAATCCACCGGTAACAATAAAGAACACGAGAATGGCATTCAGTATGGCAGGCTTCGTATATTTATTAAGCTCGAGCTTACCCTCGTTGTTCAGATAGGCCTTGAGATGAATATAAGCGGCGGTTATTCCAGCTGCAATTAAGGCGGCACTCACGGGGTCGCGTAAATGATCGGAGAGTTCCATTTAATAATACCTGGGATTTTTTGTACGCTGCTCTGGTGCATCACCAAATAATACGTCATCATCGGCTTGCGCCTGAGGCTGAGGCTGAGGTTGAGGATGGAATGGGGGTTCTTGTTCCGGGGTGGGGATAGGCTCAGAAACGGGATCGGGAGCCTGTACACCTGGAACGGTCTTAAATTCGTTTTCCAGACCTGTAGGTTGGGGTTCGCCCATGTCCATAGGATCGGATTCCATAGGGGGCTCGGGTTCAAGCTCGGGTTCGGGCTCTGGTCCTGGGAAAGGTTCTTCCCCTCCGTCGAGTACATCGGGGTCGGCGGAATCCTGCACGTCACCGTCAAGGGAAATATCACGCGTTTCTTGTGACATGTACGTCTGAAGAATTTGCTGCACGGGGATAAGCTCTTTTACGGTATTCTCAATACACGCAGAAAAGCGCATAGTGAGGTTCTCATCTCGAGCGTACTCACTCTGTTCCTCGTGGAACACATATGGATCCTTGTAGATGTCGCGAGCCGCATTGTTGTATACAGTCTGAATGAAAACTTCTTCAGTGGGAAGCTTGAGAGAAATCTTCTTGTTATCCGCCTTAAGACGAACGGCCGACAAAATCTTTGTACAAGCTACAAAAACAGCTGCAAGAAGGTCGGTGAACCAAACACAACGGTCGGTAATGTTATCCGCGTGGCGCTTTGACATAGCGTTGGACCAATTGGGGACTTCCTTCAATAACTTCTGAAACATAATGAGAACCTGCTTACCCTTGGAGGTCTTTACAGCTTCTCCATACATCTCCTGAAAAACTTCAATCATAGGTGGACACATAATAATGCACATTTGGCCGAGATACTCCTTCTTCGCTTCTACGAGAACGTTCAAATTGTCCATTTATGATTAAGGGGTTTTTTAAATAGTCTTTTACTACGCACTTCTCCTGTAGTGGTTCGCCATCTTTTTTAGGTTTAGTAAATTAGGCAAATCTGTCTCTTCTTCATCTTCGACCTTTTCCTTTTTCTTTTTTGGTACGACCCACGAAACGTAAATGTCAAAATCACTCAATAACTTTACCGTAAAACCACCCAGTTGAAACTGTCTGGCCAGGTATTTCGCCGCAAGTCTCCTGTCAAATACGGGATAGCCAAGTAAAAATGTCGGAATGGTGAGAAAAATCTGCTTATGTCCCAACTCCACGGACTGCTTAATTTTCGCGGAGAACTGTTCGTATATTTTCTTGTAAATCTCCTTTTTGATTTGTTTCCTTTTCTCATCAATCTTATTCACGTCATTGATGCTTAACATTACAATTACTGTAATTTAATTTTGGCCGTTTCAAACTCACTTTTGGTGGGTACGGCAGCCTCCTTGACGAGTTCGTACTTCACAAACTCCTTTCCGGCGGACCCTTCTGTGAAAGCGGACACGTCACCTGGGGCCTGAACACCGAGGGGTTGAGAACGAAGGGAAACAATGCGAGACTTAGAACCCTCAACCTCGAAAGTTGCGACAATGGAGAACCCAAAGGAGAAGCCATCCTTCTTTACAGCCATAAACATGACCTCGTAAATCTTGGTGTTCTCCTTCCTGTATCCCTTGATGGCGGTGGTCTCGATGATATACGTGCACATACCGGTACGCTTAGAAATCTCCTTGTTTGCTTGAAGGACAAAATCTTCGACCACGTTGTTATCCACACTGACTTCGAATGGCTCGAACCCCTCGAGGTTTGGTCTGGGGTCATTAAGCTTTACTGGGGGTACGGGCTTCGTGTATCCTGAGAGACCGAAGGTTTCCGTGAAGGATTCCATGTTGGTCGTCAGTAGAATCACTACGACTATGAGCGCGAACGCCAGAATGTAGTTCATATTTACTATTACGCGTTAATTTTTTTTAGAGAAATTACGGTGTACATAGTAGATGTCGCTTCTGATATATAGTCCAAGGTGCAAACATTCGATGGATGTCATTGAGTATATAAACCAGCACCACCAGTTGAAGCAACTTGTTCGATACCATAACGTAAATACACAGGGTATACCTCCCAGTTACAAAAATAAGATAAACAGGGTACCTACAATGTTAACACAGAATGGTAAGATTCTTGTGGGTAACGAGATTAAGAACTGGCTCGACTCCCTTCTCCCCCCCAAAGAGGTAGTACACAGCCCCTTGGGAGGTTTTGGTTGTGGAATGACGACCCTGGATGGTGACGCACCCACGTCGGATATTTTTGCTCTTGAAGATTATGGCAGGGCCTTACAACCCCCTATGACGAAAGAACTCGAAGAGAAGATTAGTCGTGATGTGAATAAAGGAATAGCTTATGATACACAGATTTAAAGAGTTGAAACACATATCTATACAGATATGAAATTGGTCACTATCCAAGCATCAGCCTTTAAGTCAACGTTCGAAGTCCTCAAGGATATCCTCAACGATGTGAACATTTATTTTAGGCCTCAGGGCATGTATATCGTCACTCTCGATACGGCGAGAACCTCTCTTATTGATATATTTTTGGCCGCTGATAATTTCGAAGAGTACGTGTGTACACAAGAAGAAATTATTGCGGGTATCAACATATCCAATACTTTTAAACTGTTGAAGACTATCACGAATAACGATGTTCTCAAAATTGAGATTAATTCGAAGGAACACATGGATATCGAAATCTCGAGCGAGGCTAAAAAGACTAACACGAAATTTCAACTCAAACTTTTGGACATCAACGAGAGTCGCATCGAAGTCCCTGATATTGAAATGACCACCATCACCACTTTACCATCCGTAGACTTTCAAAGATTGTGTCGCGACATGTCTAACATAGGTACCGACATCGAAATTAAGAGGACCGGAAAGGCCATACAGTTTCGGTGTGAAGGTGATTTCGCAAATCAAGAGACGTCTATTGAATGTCTTGACGAAAGTCCCACTATTACGGGTGTATATAGTCTAAAATACCTGAATATCTTTACAAAGGCGACGAGTATGTGTGCGTCTGTGCAAATTATACAGGAAACGGGTAA